CAAAGTTACTCATAAATATAATCTCCTTTCTTTAATTAATACGACGTATCTACGCTTGCATTATACATCGTATCCTTTTAATAGTAAAGGGGATAAAAAGCTTTTCAACCTCCTTTTTCATAAAACAGCTTGTTATTTTAGCGTAAAAAACGAAAAGGGCGTGTATTGCTAACGCCCAAGTCGCTTAGAAACTTATTATTTAGTAGGTCTAAAGTGTTTAAATAAACCTCTGAATGTTGACGAAGTGAAAGTTCCCTCTTTTTCGAATTCAAAACCTTTATTCATCCAAACACCGTAGAATATTAAAGGTAGCACAATCTCTGCCACTCCTACACCAAGCTTAAAATATCTGTCAAGTTTCTGTTCGCCCGCTTGTTTTTTCTTGAGTTCTAAATCTTTCTCTTTTTCTTTAAGCTCCAGCTCAGCCTTAATTTCATCAATTCTTAGCTTGTGTAATTTGGCAAGATTATTAACCACGTTTGAATAATCTTCACTGCCCTCATCAATATCATTCAAATCCGCAATGATGTTAACAATCTCCTCGTCTAACATTTTTTTAATTTCTTTACTCATCTTATTTCTCCTTTCATTTTTAGTTTCTCATAATACGGTTTGTTTTTTTTGCGTAGTAATATGTTTTTGAGCTTGAAATTATTTACCTGTAATTTAATTTATACAAAAATATCACACAATCTTGTAACCTGCGTACTGTAAAAAAGAGTCGACTAATTCATCGACTCTAAGAAATATAATCATCCTCTGGCTTTACTCAACAACCAAAAGAACTTTCTGTATAATTCATAGTAAACATCTTTACAGCAAGGTATGTTAAACTTAGTTCTTAAACAGTCATAAGACAATCCCTCCGTAACCCCTTTTAAAATATAATCACCCAGAATTTTATCAGTGTCATTTGCAACCTTTTCAACCATATCTATATGTTCTGCATATTGAAGCTTTGCCAAAGCACATTTCTCGGTAGGATTGCTATGCACATTAGTTTTGGATACAGCCTCTTCTAAATTTGTACTTTTCAAATTATCCAAATAAGCATAAGCTGTTTTCCATCTTTTGTACTGCAAACAAAAATGTTTTAGCTCATAGTATCTATGCTTGTCTAAAAAATACTTGTTTTTCTCCGATACTTCCGGTCTTATTGTTGTACTCATTTCCTTTCTCCTTTCCATACATAGCCTGTTATATCAAACAGTAATTTTGGTGAAATATAAAAGTTAATTCTTCCGTATTTCGAGTTCATTTTTTCAAGGTCAGTTACCAACTCTCCGTTTCTTGTAGCTTTTCCTATTGGTAACCAACCTGCAACTATTCCGCTACGAACCCAAGAAGCATCTTTTCCAAAAGCTTTCGCTGCTACAGCTATCGGAACAGAACCAATCGCAAATACGCTTTCTTCCATTTACTATTACCTCCTTTCAAATACTATTATAGGTTAAAAAATATAATTTGTAAAAACAACCCGAGTGGAATTTTTTGGAAAATGAAAGAGACAATGCAGGACTCGAACTCTGCCACCTCTACTATTACATAGCGCTCTACCCTATGAGCTAATTATCTCTCATAATACGCTATGTAATTTTTGCGAAATCAAATATCGTTATCCTCTATCCATCTTTTCATAGTAATTTCGGATGGATAATCCTCATAACCAAGAGTATCCGGAGTGATATAGCCATCTATTACCCCTCTTATAACTTCCACTTCATATTGCTTGTAGGGAAATAAAAAATTGGGAAGTTCTCTATGTAGTGCTCCACAACTACCACATTGAAACCTCCTCAACTTGATATGTCTTGTTATTCTGTTTTTTGTCCGTATAATTCTTTTTACAGCATCATAATATTTTAACTTACCACCACACTTTGGACATACTAATTCATTTTTATGTATCATATTACACCTCTTTTTAATCTAGGTTAAAGTCGTTATTGACAAATAACCATTGGATGTATATGATTATAGACGAGCTATGAATATTATTATACCGGTAATTTATGGAAGTTTCATAAATGAAAGGAGAGTATAATAATGTTAATCAAATGTCCGGAATGTGAGTTACAAGTAAGTGACAAAGCTTTGTCTTGTCCTCACTGTGGATACCCTTTACATAATACAGCAACTAATAAAGCAACGACAAACAAACGAAAGAAATTACCTAATGGCTTCGGTCAGATAACCAAGATAAAAGAAATACGATTACGAAAACCTTACAGAGCTATGGTTACTGTTGGAAAAACATCAACAGGCAGACCAATTTGCAAACCTTTAAAACCGGAAGCTTACTTTGAAACTTATAATGATGCTTACCTCGCCCTTGTGGAATATAACAGAAATCCATACGACTTAGAAGCTGATTTAACAGTAAATCAATTGTATGAAAAATGGTCGGAACAATATTTTCCAACACTAAAATCACAGTCGAGTGTACGCAGTATAACTTCGGCTTGGGCTTATTGTTCGTCCGTCTATGATATGAGAGCCGTTGACGTGCGTGCTCGTCATATAAAAGGCTGTATGGAAGATGGTATTGCAATAATAAAGGGTAGGGAACAAAAAACATCAGCAGGTACAAAACAGCGAATAAAATCAATGTTCAATATAATGCTTGATTACGCTTTGGAATACGAAATTGTTGATAAAAACTATGCGAGGACATTCAACGTGTCCGATAGTATCATAAAAGAAAAAGAAGAGTCGAAAAGAGGGCACATACCTTTTACCGATAACGAGATGCAATTGTTATGGGATAACATTGATAAAATACAGTATGTGGATGTTATTCTAATACAATGCTATTCCGGTTGGCGACCTCAAGAACTTGGTTTATTGGAACTTAAAAATATAGATTTAAATAATTGGACTTTTATCGGCGGAATGAAAACCGACGCTGGAACAAATCGTATAGTACCCATTCATTCAAAAATCAGAGAATTAGTAATCAAAAGATATAATCAAGCGAAATCTCTCGGAAGCAATTATTTAATCAATTGTACAGATACTAATACTCATAGAAGTAGTTTAATGTTTACATACGACAAATATCAGAAACGATTTTGCAAAATAAGAGACTACTTAAATCTAAATAGCCAGCATAGAGCCCATGACGGCAGAATGCAGTTCGTAACATCTGCTAAAAAATACGGAGTAGATGAATACGCCATCAAGTACATTGTCGGTCACTCAATTCAAGACATAACAGAAAGAGTATATACTAAAAGAGAAACCGAATGGCTAAAAACAGAAATAGAAAAAATAAAATAGTATGTATGCTCAAATTTTATATGTATGAACGCACTGTATGAATAATGTAGGAGTGGTGTAGGAATAACCTACCTTTTACCACTCCCAACCAATATTATCTACTTTTAAAAGCCTTTATTTAAGCGGGTTTATCAGAACTTACCATCCTTAGCAGCCTGCTCAACAAAAACGTGAAACTCTTTAAATATCGGTATCATAGCTCATAAGTGTAGGAGTAGTGTAGGAATAGACTACTCCTTATTACTTTTAACCACTGTTTCCTCCCTATTATATAAGTTAGAACTAATACCCAATACAACACCTAAGAAAGTATCTATTGCCGTAATGCTACCAACAACTTGTTCTCCATAAGGTAATCCCCATATACCTGCTAAGGCAAAATATAAAGTACCTATTGCAGGTAAAAGCATCTGGGCTATCCACTTTAAAATGTCATAGATTTTATCACTAATCATTGTCAGACACCTCCTTAAACTTATTTCGTATTGGTAATTTTTCAACCTCATTCATAACTCTTTCTGCTGAGCCATTTCCATTCAATCCATTATATGGTTTGTACAAATAATCTTTGAGGTTCTCATACTCATCCTGATAAATATAACCTCGCTCTATGTACCTCATACCAAGGTCAACTATACGGTCGTGTCCCAGGCCCATAAGCATTTTAGCTTTTGCATCATTTTTTTCACTTTTCTTCATTATGTATGCCCATAGTCCGGATGATGCTAAAACCGAACTAAAAATAGTTAGAGTGATTTGTAGCCATTGCTCCATTATTTAATACCTCCCACATCTCACATTTGTTTAACAAATGAAATCGGAATTAAACCGGTGCTATCCTTGTAATAACTTGTTAAAGAAACCAGTGTTTCGGATGTTTTTAGAAATATGTTTTCTGATTGTGATAGTTCGTCAAATCCCCATGTCCAAACATATCCGCCGTTATTACCGTTTGATTTCCAAGAGTTTTTTGGTTTAGGGTCATCATAGCCATTGAACACCGTTTCGTCCGGAGGATTACCAATCCACGGATAACCGTCGTTATCGTTGCTCTTTTGCCATTTTTTGTCATAATTGTAATCAACGGTCATATGAAATGCATTGCTTGTAACGGTAACCTCACCTGCATAGCCTATAGGATACGAATATGTTCCGTAATCAATAGTAGCATTTGTTCCTGAATATTTTATTGAAACCTCGCCATTGATCACCTGTCCAATTGACACCTCAACTATTCTATCTCCTGTTTCAGTTTTCTCATAACTTCCTGTTTGACTTACAGATTGAGAATTCGACTCACTATCCGTCCAACTTACTGTAACTACAGCCTTCTTAGAAGAAGATGTGCTTGTACTTAACTCGATTGGCACTTTGACGGAATTCAGAGTTGTTTGCAAATTAAAAAATAATTTACAGGTTCTGCTTTTGGTGGTGCTAGAACCACCTTCAATTAACGGCATCTAACCACCACCTTTAAATCGCCCAATTCTGACCACGCAACCAATCCGCATCCTTTAAATTTGCTGTTGGCTGACCATTATCGGTATCGGTAGCATTAGTAATTTTATCGTTGTCGTAAAATGACGATATAATAGTCCCATTTGACGATAAACCATACACGGTATTTGCCGATACTGTGGATGCGTTGTAACAATAATACATTTTAAGTGTTGCATTACCTGCACTCGCAAATCTAAATGTATTTGAACCCGAAACTGTTACATTTGAACGGGCAAAGCAATTATAAACAGATACAACATAAAATAGTATAACATTTCCCGCATTTTGTATATTTGCTGTTATAAAACAATTTTTACATTCACCATACGCTCGTGAGGATGACGATATTCGAAGTGTATAAAAAACACCAAGAGTACCCGATGCTATCAATTTACCGCTAACCGAAATATATGAATACGAATTAGTAACAGTCGAACTTTTGTGAAACATATAAATATTATTTGTTGTAGTAACAATATTAGTATTGTCCCAAACGATATTTAGCACTGTAGGCGCGTTGTCTATTAAAATAAAGCTTCCATCCACTGTTATATTGCAATTCGAAAAATTTAAACTATATATACTACTGTTTTCACTCAAATCGAATACTGTCAAATCGCTATTTACATTTACAACAATATTTTTTATCGTGTGACCATTTCCGTTAATATTTGCATATAACGTGCTACCCAATCCATCAAATTCATCAAAATCACCCATATCCAAATCAGCTGTTATATTGATTTCCAACAAACTATCAGATGTACCACGGTCTGTCCAATTTTTAATATTGGCAAACTCTGCCGCAGTGCCGATTTCAATTGCCATTTAATCACCCTCCTACGTTACCAACAAACACCAAAGTACCAACCGGTAAATTATCAGCTTCGGCAACATCATTAACTACAGCTATCGGATATAACTTTGTAGTGCTATCTCCATATACTTGAGACCAACCCTCATCGTTAACCATTATGGCATATTTGGTTCCATCTGTACGACTTGTATACTCAAACCATGCCGCGTCCGTATCTTTTACAATGCGCAGTTTACCTCTATTGTTTTCATCGCCTGTACCCAACACCAGCTCCGGTTCACCCGTTCCGCTTGAGTTAAGGGGAAAGCCTAATGTGCATTTAACATATTTTGCGGTGGTTTTACGAACCTTTACTTCATATGTTTCTTCAAACTCCGAACTGGTCATATCGTCAGGTTTCTTTGCCTTAGATGTCGTCATTGGTCCGGAATATGTAAAGAACTTGTATGCATCGCTGCCATCAATACTCGTCCAGTAAAGTTTTTGACCATTCGGGTCTTTATAAGTTTCAGTTTCGGTATCACTAATCTCAGCTTCAATGACCTCAATATTATCATCATAAATTCTTATATATTTACGCAAGCTTTTATATGACTTGTTAACATCAATTGCTTCAAAATTAGTTTCCAAAAATTGTACCAACATATACTTGCTAAAGCACCAAGTTGCTTGCATCGTTTCGGATTTTATAACCTGAGTATTTACGATATTTTGTTGAATATTTGTAACCTGATTGCTAACCTCGGTCGAAACACTGTTCTTTACTTCATCTTTTACAGTACTTTTTACGGTAGATGAAACATCATCACTGGTTGTATAATTTTCAAACTTCGATGATAGTGTAGAGTTGTCGGTTTCTTCGCCCAATGTAATCGTTGTGCTTGCAGGATTGTCCAAAGGAATATTAAGTTCTGTTAATGGCAATTTCTTATTTAATCCGTGAGGTGAAGATAAACACTGAATATTGTCAAGCAAATTAAATGAGTCTATATCGCTATCAAGATAGTGTAAGTCAACCGCTGAAACATCAAGCACTATATTGTCAAACTGATAATCCGACAGATACTCCTGTGCTGCGGCAATTAGGTCGTTCGCATCCGTTATACCATCGAAATGTACAACCTTTTCTATTCTTCCGTAAGTAGACAAAGCTTCTGTATTTTGAACATAAATACTTCCACTATTGACACTTGAAACAGTCAAATAATCGTCTCTATCCTCAAGTTTATCACCTAACGGAATAATCACCGTTACCAAATCCGACATATCATACGTTCTTGTCAAATCGAGTAAATTTTTACGAAATGAAACAGTCTGAGTCGTTTCATTGTATGACGTGAGAAAGTCTAAATATAATTCCTCATCTTCGCAACGTATGTTCATATGACCGGCTGAAAAATTGGCAAACAAGCTTTTTATAACCGTAAATGTATCTGAATAATCAACCAAATTCAAATATACATGATTGACACCAATTGAAATATTACCAACGTTGATTCGCCTTTCATCATCAACTTTTCTATTATGAACCTTTAAAACATCTCTGACACATTCGTATAAAGTTCCTTCTATCTCCCTTGGTGATTGCTGTGTATCATTTAAAAAAGCCAAAGCACCCTCACAAGTTATTTTCTTTCGTTTGTAAAAGTCTTCCACATCTTTTAAAACTCTGCCACGCCACATTTCTTTTCCGTCTCGGTAAACGGACACTGTGGATTTCATTCGCTGTATGGTCTCGTAACAAACGTTGTTCGGCGGAATAGTCGCTTCAAATGACCCCGCCGAACTGTCTTTAAGAGATAACTTAGGGGATATAAATTTAACATCGGTGCGTGTGGATGAATTATCATGTGAACGTACTCCATCTACAAATACTGAATACATATTACAATCCCCCTTTTATCACTTCGATTGTGCAATAGGCATCATAATCACTTATTTGATCAAATAATATAGTACCGGACATGATTTCTGGAATTAGCTCAAGGTCATTTAATGTATATGTTCCATAAGACAGTTTTTTAGTTATAGTTTCACCATCTGCCATTAGCGTATTGGAATAAATTAATTTATACACCGGTTCGGTATATTTAGTGTCTTCATCAACCGGTTTGAGTGTTATTCGGGGATATGTTGGAGCATCCCCGATTTTGTATGAAAAATCAAAAACGTGCCCTTCACCAAGAGTAACTTTTTCGTAAACGGTCGTATAATCTCGCTCGTATTTATACGGTCCAACACTGTAGTCTATTGTTATATTAGACCAAGTACCATCGGAATTGGAAGCCCAATTGTTTATTGAAAATGTACCATCGTACAGATATTTACTATCATCATCAAGCACCATTGCTAATGTCTTACCATGCAAAAAACTCGAAATTGCGCTATATGTTTCACACCAATCGGAGTATCCATTTGCTACAATAAACTCAAAAGACCCTTCCCTATTTCCGTATGTGGTAAACCCGGTCAAAGAGCGAGACAAATCTAAAACGCCATTTGCACCGGGTATTTCCACAATTTCAGATTTCACCGGAGGCGGTACCACAACCGGACGAGATGATGGAATTAAATGCCAATCATCCCAAGTATTCCGCACATGATAATTTACGGTATCATAAAATGAAATTGAATGATACATTTAACTCCACCTTTCCCTATAAACACTTCTTGCACCGAGTGCTTTATCCATTTGAGGTGCGATTTCACCAACAACAGTTCCGCTATCCATAACAATTTTCATCTTACTCATAGCTTGAGATAGAGATGAAACATCTCCTCTAAGCTGACCTATTGCTCCAACTACTTCGGAGTTATCAACCAATACTCCATTTTGATTATTGGCAAACAAAGAACCCGAAGCAATGCTCGTCCGAGCCGCCAGCTCAATTGACCTATTTGCATTTAATGATTTATTAATTGTACCTATACCGCTTACAACGTTTGTCAAATCAAGTACCGGCGTAATGGTAGGCTGTGTGTCCATATCGGAATTGAGCATATCGGCAATCTTAGCAATTGCTCCGGACATACTTCCGATAGCCGTTTCTCCAAGTTCTTCGGTTGCATCAGATACATTTGATGAATACTTGTCCAAGCCTTGGATTAAGCCCTTATCAATAAATCCACCAATCTCGGCAAATGCCTTAGATGGTGAATGTATACCAAAGACTTCCTTAGCGGCATCTATGACGTCGTTTCCAAGTTTTTCAGCTTCTTCCACAACCTTATCCTTAGCTTCCTTTAAACCATTCTTCAAACCCTCTGCAAGATTTTTACCAACTTCTTTAATAGTTGCTATTTTTTCCTTAACTTTTTCTATTGCATCGGTAACACCTTTTACCAGAGCCTTTATAACTTCTGGTACTCCGTTGACAATACCTTCTTTGAGTTTTGTGGCAATTTCCTTGCCTTTTTCTTTAAACTCACTTGCTTTATTAGATACGGTTGAAACTAAATTAGAACAAAATTCCTTCAAATTATTCCAAGCTGTGCTGAACAATCCTACCATACCATTTATCAAACCTTGCATGAGGTTATCACCCATATCAGAAAAAACAGTAGATGGCGAGTGAATGCCCCAGAATTCCAAAGCAGACTTCAGTAAAGATTTAAATAAACCAAGCAAAGAATTTCTTATACGCTCGGTGTTATCCTCTATACCTTTAGCGAGTCCATCTATCAAAGCAACTACAATATCTATACCGGATTGTATAATGTCGGGTATTTTCTTTGCAATTG